ACACCGTCTAATGCGTGGTGACGCCACAGACTTCGCTATGGTTAAAACTCTTATTGAAGATGAGAAGATTGAGATGGTGTATACTGACCCGCCTTATGGAATTAACGAGAAAGGTGACCGTGGAAATAGAACACCTAAAGACGGATTGTCTAATAGAAGCGGTAGTATTTTAAAAGATTTTAAAGATGATTCAACTGAATATGCTGTTAAAGCGTTCATAATATGTGATGAGTTAAAAATACCTAAACAAGTCTGGTGGGGTGCTAATTATTATTGTCATTCATTACCACAAACTAATAATTGGTTGGTCTGGGATAAAAGGGTTGAAGATAAAATGAAAAATACAAATTCTGATTGTGAACTTGCATGGATATTAGATGGAAAAAACTCTGTTAGGATATTTAGGCATTTATGGATGGGTATGATAAAAGCATCTGAGAATAAAGATGCTAGAATACATCCAACACAAAAACCTATGGAGTTGGCTAATTACTGTTTTAAATCATATGGTAACCCAAAAACAGTCCTAGACTTATTCGGTGGCTCAGGCTCAACACTTATAGCATGTGAACAGACTAACCGTAAATGTCGTATGATGGAGTTAGACGAGCACTATTGCTCCGTAATAATTGAACGGTGGGAAAAGATTACAGGTCAAAAGGCTAAAAAACTAAGTGGAGGTTTTCCAGAGTTAAATGGTAAATAAGACAAACCTTCCAAGAACTAAAGAGGAGATGATTGCAAGAGGTATGAAACCCTTAGAAAAAGGGACTGCTAGAACATTAAGGATTGTAACCAAAGCGGGAAAGGTTAGATCTCCAGAGAAGAAATATGCTGCACGGTTAAGAATGTTAAAACGTAAGGGATTAAACGATGTGACATTTAAACGTATTATGGACCTCATGGAAGACCGTGAAAGTTCTGAATTAGATATATTATTATTTTTGGAAAAGACCAAGACAGATAATTTGGACACTAAGGAACGTGCGTCAATGTTGAAGGTTATGTTAGATTGGCATAAGATGAAACACGGTACAAAAGAACATAACCATAAAGTGGCTACAGTGATTTTACATTTAACACCTCAAGAAAAAGAAGCAGAGATTATAAGATTATTATCATAAGATTATACTTTAGGGGAGTTTATCACCTCTCTCCCCTATTCATAATCAACGCAAGAGGATAATTTTTACTCTATGGAAAATTATCTGGAGACACGAAGCAAAGCAGAGGAAGGAAATAACGTAGGGGAAATAGCTGTGGATGCGGAAATCACGTTGATACCCTCTCTAATAAGAGGGGGGTCATAATCACCACGGGAGATTAAGGGTTGGTGATCGGTAACTATCTATCGTTACTCTTTTGCCCTCTCCCATTTCATATTTAAAATGCAAATAACAAAAAAACAGGTTGGACAAATTATGCAGAAATGTAAAGATCAAGAATTATTAAAATTATTGCTTCAACATATATTTTCTTTTAAAGAGAACATTAATACATTTGCAGAAGTTTTCTTTCCTAACACGGTTACAAATGCTATTCCTAAATTCCATCAAGAAATATATGATTTTCTATTTAAACCCGGTAACGGTGCTTTAGCAGCTCCCCGAGGGCATGCTAAATCCTCATTAACTGGTATTATCTTTTTAATATTCTGTATTGTTAATAAACTTGAAAAGTATATAGTTTATACATCACAAAATCATTCTAAAACAGTTCAATTCTTAGATCCTGTTAGATATGAGTTTAAGGAGAATAAACTATTAAGATTTGTATATGGTGATTTAACACCGAAGTCAGCAAGAGATGATGAGGGTAAAGACAGAGAAGATTGTTTTGATACTAATGAATGCCGAATAGAAGCAGTATCATTTGAGAAGAACATTAGAGGTTTTAAATGGAAGAACATTAGACCAACATTAATAATTGGTGATGATATAGAAGACGATCAACGAGTTTTAAATCCTGAGTTACGTGTAAAGGATTCAAATAAGTTAAATAAACAAATAATTCCCTCATTAGATATTAATGGAAAATTTAAGATGATTGGCACATTACTTCATTTTGATTCTTTATTGTCTAAGAAGTTAAAATTACATGGTGGCAAAGTCTTTAAAGCATGTGATGAAGACATGGGCAATATTTTATGGGCTGAAAGGTTCACAAAGGAAATATTAACTAAGATTAAAAGAGACATTGGTTCTATTCCTTTTCAGCAAGAGTATTTAAATAATCCAATAGATACGACGTCTTCAATAATTAAGCGAGAATGGATAGAAGCATGTTTTGATAAAACTCTTTCTCATGAGGACACAAAGAACATGGAGTTTACATACAAAACATTAGGTTGTGATTTTGCATTCTCGGATCGTATCACAGCTGATACGTCGCCATTTATGGGATTGGGTAAATATAATGATAAGAAGTATTTACTATCTACGATAGATGACATTCATAAAGGATTGTCAGTCACTGAACAAATGTCAATTATTAAAGACCGTTTGCATGCTACAAATAATTATGATGAAATAGGTTTAGAAGAAAATTCAATTAAAGCAATATCAAAAGATATTGGTCAATGGAACTTACCCATCACATTGTTCTGGACAGCAGCAGCTGATCCAGCAGCAAGAAAGAAACCTGATTACGATTGGAGTGAGAAACGTCATACAGTTGGAAAGATTAATTTAATTATGAGATTGGGAACTGCATTTGAAAATAACACTATTGTTATTCCATATAAGACTGAACGTGATAAACAACTAGGAGATAGATTGTTGTCAGAGTGTACATCGTTTGCACTATCAGATGGTAAATTGGTTGAAGCTAGTGTTCACCCAGATATCCCTATTGCATTGGGTTATGCTTTAGAGTTAATGAATAAAGGAGGGGTTTATTTTAATTTTGGATAAAATGGGGTTTGATACAAAAGAACGAAAACTATACGCAATAGATATGGATGGCACCCTCACAAACGGAGAAAGATATTGGAACGGTGAAAAGATTACATCTAACCAAAAAATGATAGATTGGGTTAATAAAAAATATAAAGAAGGTCACATAATTATTATATATACAGCTAGACCTTATGAAGAAATCAGAAAAACAATTGCTTGGTTGATTGAAAATAAAGTAATGTATCATGGAATTAACATGGACAAAATGGGCGCAGATTATTATATTGATGATAAAGTTATAAATGTGGAGGATATATAATGGGAGTTGCTGAATTTCCAAGTACAGAATGGTATTATAATTTTCATAAAGATTCAATTAATAGAGAGAACATTGGGTTTAGGTATAAAAATGAAAAAGAAGTTGAAGAAGAAGTAAGACAAATAATTATAAAAAATGAAAAATTGCGTAAGGAAAGAGTAGAAGAGAAGACTAAAGATAGAGTATTTCAAAAAATTAAAAAAGAAACAATGATAGTTCCAAGAGACCCTATTAGAGATAGAGTATTTCAAAAAATTAAAAAAGAAACAATGATAGTTCCAAGAGACCCTATTAGAGATAACTATTTTAAGGGTTTATCAAATAAACACCAATTAAAATGTATGTTAATGTTTACACAAACATTATTGGAGGATATTTATGAATAAAAATATACTAATACAAAAAGAAAATGTCAGAAAATCTTTAGAAAAGTTAATTGAAGTTTGTAAAAAAGAACAAATGACTAATTCAACAATTGAAGAATTTAAAAAAGGTAAAACAATCATAGATTGTAAATATTGTAAAACACCAAACATGGTAGAAGTACACAAAGAAAAAAAGTATACTATGTATGAATGCTTAAAATGTTCTAAAACTTATATGGAAAAATTTAAATGGAGCACAAAATAGCATTTAGAACAACAAGATATTCTGTAATATCTAAATTAAACGAAAACAAAGAAATAGAAAGCTATTGTTCAATGGGAAATCAAAAATTTTATGTAGAAGATATAAATTGTTTAGATAAAATAAAAAATGGTTATATACAAGTAATAGAATTGCATAAAAAAATATTAAAACAAAATAAAATATTGAGTTTAGAAACTAAATTGGAGGTTAATTTTGAATAATGACAGATTACGTTAAACAATCATTACAACATGAACAATATTTTCAATGTCCTTATTGTAAAAGATATGATGGTGGTCATGGAATTAGAGTTCCAAAAAGTGTTGGTAAATACAGGGTTAAAATCCTTTATGGATATATTTTAGTATTTAAATGTAGTCGATGTGGAAGAGTTTTTAGAGTTGAAATAAATCCACAATTATACTTATGGGACCGTATGAAAATAAAAGAAAAAGAACAGTTTAAAAAGTTAAAAGGAGGTAAAAAAATATGACAAAGAAATTTGAACTAAACAACAATAAAGATTTAATTGTAACTATTGATCTTAATGAGGCTATATGGATTCCGTCTGGTGAAGAAAAACAAGACATTGGAACTTATACACAGCAAACAATTCAGACTATAAGAAAAGATAAAATTATTATTCTTAAAGATTTTATGCAAATTGAATATGATAAATGGAATAAGCAATTAGAAAACCTTGAAAAACAGTTTGAACCTTTAAAGGATTTACAAGATATTGACGAAACAATAATAAAACATTGTAAAAAAGCGATAGATAAAGGTGCAAAACCGTTTAAGGTATCAATGCAACCATTAAATAAAAGAATTATAGATTTGACAACTAAAGCAAATTTAATTCAGCAAATTGAATACATTAAAAAAACTTTAGTTGATGTAAAAACTGATTTAGAGAGTTTAACTAAAGCTATAAAATAATTGATGGTTTTATAAATATTATTTTTTATATATTTTTATCTTAAAATGGCAATATGGGACTTCTTTAAAAAACAACCACAGCTGAAAGCATTATCAACTGAAGAAGCTAATAAAAATGACCAAGGTGTTTTAGTTGGAGTTCGAAAAGATGATGACATTTTTAAGGCTTATATTCCTGATTTTTTGTATAAACCTCCTTTTGGAATGCCAAGACGAGATAACACTGTAATGTTTAAACAGTTGGCAAAAAATCCTTATGTTTTTTCTGTAATTAAAACTCTTTGCGATGAGGCTACAACCAATCCGTGGGAAGTTAGAGTTAAGGAAGAATTTCAAGACGACGGAACCGATTATTCTGATAAAATCAAAGAGATAACAAATTTTCTACAGAATCCTAACGGTAATGCTGAATCATTAAAACACATTTTAAGACAATTAATAACCGATTTATTGGAAGTTGATTCCGCTGTTCTTGTTAAAGTATTTAACTCTGGAGGAAAGATGAACCAAATCTTTTCAAGAGATGGATCATTATTTTTAAAGAATTGTGATATATATGGTTATATGGGAAACCGTGCAGATTTTGTAATGCCATTGCCAGATGGAATGACAGGTGTAAATATTGATTTTGGTGGAACACCAACAACATCACAACAACAAATTATGAAACAATATTCTCTTTTATATAAAGAACAAGCAGCTTATTTTCAATATGGGTGGACTGCTGGATCTATGCCAGTTCCTTTTGGAAAACGGGAAATAATTTATATGATGCAAATGCCACGTGGTGATTCAATATATGGAACATCGCCGGTTGGAATTTTAACAAATATAATTCTTAATTTAATTTATGGGGCAGATTTTAACTTAGATTTTTATACTAATAATAATATGCCAGATGGTGCAATAAGTTTATTAGGTGCACAAAACGATCAAATTACTCAGTTTAGAGAGAATATGGAAAATCAGTTTAAATTTACTGATAATCTTGGAAATAAACGTAAAAAGTTCTGGAAGCATCCAATTACTTCAACGCCTGTAGAGTTCACACCGTTTTCATTTAATTCTAAAGATATGGAAGTATTGGCACAACAAAAATGGTTTACTAAAATTATGTGGATGTGCTTTGGGGTAAATGCAGAAGAGATGGGCTTCAGCGAGGACAGCAACAAGTCAACAAGTGAAGTACAAATTAAAGCATTTAAACGTAAAGCAATTAAACCATTATTAGATGTTATTGCTTATCACTTTTCTACACAATTACTTACAGAGTTTTTTGATAATGTTAAATCGGGTGAAGTTCCTTTAGAGTTTATATTTGATGAATATGATGTTCAAGAAGATACAGCTAAACACTCATTGTTAGAACAGGAAATAAGAATGGGAGTTAAAACTCCTTTAATGGCTGCTAAGGAGTTAGGTATTAATGTTGAAGAATTGGAAAAAGAATTAGATAAACAAAAAGATGAACAACAAGAGAATATGGAATTTGAAAATGATTTAAACAATTCAGAAGAAAAAGAAAATAACTTTAAAAAAGATGATAAAACTTCTGAAGAAAAAGCAGTTCCTAATCCTCTAGACGAGATTGATAATTATATCGATTTAATCGGTAAGGATATAACTAAAGCAGTGGGAAATTTATCAGATGCAGAACTTAAATACTAAAAGTGTAATAGATTTAATCATTACTAGGTTTATGGATATAATGTCAATTAAACCGTTTCAACCAAAAATAAATGATTATTTAAGAAAAGAATATATAACATCAATGTCTAAGGTTGAGGCAGAATTAAGACCAACTATTAACTTTGTTCCAAATAGTAAACAAGTTGATTTCTTAAATGAGTATGTTTTTCAAAATTTACAATCACATGCTGATTCTGTTGGTGATAATTTAAGACAGGAATTACAGAGGGGAATCCTAAATAAGGAAACATCAGATGAATTAAAACAAAGAGTTAAAGATGTATTTACTGACACAAAATATACTGATAGAATGAAAACAGTTATAAGAACAGAAAAGTTAAGAGCAAATAATGCTGGTGCTTTTTCTGGTGCTGAACAAGCTAAAGAAGCTGGAATAATCTTAAGAAAATATTTAAATGTTACAATGGATAAAAGAACTTCTGATATTTGTAAAGCTGAAGTTAAAAAATATGGAACTAAAGAACAAGCAATTCCCTTAGAA